GAGAGGCCCCATTTGGGGCCTTTTTTTGTTTCATCGTCAAACCGTCGTCAGTCGTCAATCGTCGATCGTCAGTCGTCAAACCGTCGTCAATCGTCAGTCGTCAGTCGTCAAATTGTCGTCAGTCGTCAACACGAAAAAAGAGAGAAAGCCAAAAAACAACCGACCAAGCGTAAGGTATCAAAGCCAATAGTAAAAGGCTAAAGGTCAAAAGATTACATAAAAATAAATTGCATCTTTTTTGCTTTAATGGTTGCAAACCTAAGAAATATTTTTATATTTGTGTATTGAATTAACCCAAACCCTAAACCCCTAAACTATGAATCACCCAACGACCAAAATTTTTTACATTAAGAATGACGATGGCCAATACACTTTTAAACCTTTGGAGGGTTTAGACTTTGGGTATAGGTGGAATGGTTGGAATATCCCCTTTTTCACTTTGGAGCAATACCAAAAGGCCCAAATAACTAACAAAAAGGAATTAATAGAATTAGGCTTTTTAGGGGTTTACAATGCATCCAAAGACTGCTTTGAGTGCAATTCCGAAAATGGTATTTTTAATTTACCAATGTTTATACACCAAGGCAAAAAATACTATTGCATCCAAGATGGGATGACATTTAGTGCAAAGGCGATTTAAACCAAAAAACAACCAAGAAAGAAAGACTCCAAATTTGGGGTCTTTTTTTTTGCCCTATGGTTTGGGGTTTGGGTTTGGTGGATGGGATGGAGGGTAAAGGGGTTGGGGCATTCCACCAAAGGCACCCCCTCCCAAAAACCTAACTTTGCCTTAAATCTTTTTTCCTTCTTTGGTTTGCCTATTCCCTCTTAGGTTGGGCAAATCGTCAAATCCAGGAAATTGACATAAGGTAGAACCCAAAAGGAAGGAACGAAAAAAGGACACCTTTTTTTGGGTGGTTCTCTAAATCGGACATCCCCAACCAAGGCAAAGAAGCCAAGCCAAAAGCCTAAACCCGCCCAAAAATGCATACATAAACACATTCTCCCCCACTCCCACTACTTCCGACCCCTTAACACAGTTTGACAAAATGGCTAAAATCGGGTACCTTTTTGACGCTGTTTTTAGACTCTTTTTGGTATGCAAAATGCGACTCAAACGAAAATGAGCATAAGATTTAATATAAGTGTTTATATTGTATATAGATGTCTATATGTTATATAGATGTCTATATTAAATATAGATGTCTATATAGTATATAGACACTTATATATATAGTAATGGATAAAAAACAAATTGCGCCATTTGTGGGAAAAAACACCTTTTTTGTGGAAAAGGGGTACCCCCCATTTTTTTTGGGCGAATTAAACTTGACTTGTGGTAATTTTGTGGGTGCATGGCGATACATGAGTTTGTAAAGAAGAAGAAGGTGGAGATTATTGAGGAGGATGTTTCTAAGGCCTCTGAGAGCGTTCCGAATGTTGAACCGAAGGCAGAGATACCTGTTCTCCTAAACGCTCGTTCTACGAAGCCTAAGACGGTCACGAGGCGAGATATTCGGGACTTGCTTGATGCCGACTTGGACAGGACGATTGGCGGTGTGAAGCGGATGGATGCGTTGATTGCCCGTTTGGTTACCGAAGCGATTCGTGGCAATATGCGGGCGATGGAATTGGCCTTGGCCTATTTGTATGGCAAGCCCCAGCAGCAGACCACGGCACCGAACACGGGACCTTTTGTTCTTGAATTGACTGAACCCATCGTGGATGAAACTAACGGCGAGGCAGAGTCAGGCGTATAAGATGGCTTTGTCGGGGGAGAAGCAATTCATCCTCTTTGGTGGAGCAATCCGAGGTGGGAAGACTTACTGCCTCCTTCTAACCTATATCTCCCTCTGCTCCAAATATCCAGGCAGCCGGTGGGTGATCATCAGGCAGAGTATGCCCACGCTTCAGCGTACAACGCTTGTGACCTTCACATCCCTGATGAACCAAGGCTTAGGGATGCACGTTGCCTCTTGGGACAAGCAGGCCCAGATTGTGCGGTTCACCAACGGCTCCGAGTTAATCTTTATGGGCGAGAATTACGATACCGATAAAGACTTTGACCGATTTAAGGGCTTGGAGATTAACGGCGGTGGGATTGACGAGATTAATGAGTGCCAGGAAGGACTCCTTTACAAGGTCTTGGAGCGTGCCGGTTCGTGGCTGAATTGCGAAGGCCGACCGCCCATTGTCGTGATGGCCACTTGCAACCCAAGCAATAATTGGGTGAAGGAGTTGATTTACGACAAGTGGAAGGAGAACGACCTTCCCTCCACCTGGGCCTACATCCCATCCAAAATTACCGACAACCCCCACATCCCCGAAGATTACCTTCAATCCCTTCGGGACAATATGCCCGAATACGAGTACAAACGATTCGTGGAGGGCGATTGGGAGGTGCAGGAGAAACCCGAAAACCCCTTCTTCATCTCTTACGAGGCCAAGAAGCACGAAACCCACAACGCTTCCTTCAACCCGAACCTACCCATTTACATCTCCCTTGACTTCAACCTGCAACCCTTCTGCGGCCTGGTGGCGCAGATGTGGACGGATAGCCAAGGGGACCACGTTCACATCGTTGACGAGTTCCAAGTCGTTGATGGGAGCATCCCCAAGATGGTGGACACCATTAAGGCCAAGTACGCCCCCTTCCTTTTCTCCTGCTTGCTCACGGGCGATGCAATGGGCAAACGGGGCGATTTATCGCAGAGGGACAATGCCAACTACTACGAACAATTAGCGAGGGGCCTGGGATTGGCGCAGCGGCAGATTAAGGTCGCTCCGAACCCGAAGCACGAGAACAGCCGGGCGCAATGCAATTACCTGCTCCAATTCCACCCCGATATCAAGATAAACCCCAAGACGGCCCCCGGCGTGGCGAGGGACATGAAGATGGTGGCGTGCGATGCCGCTGGCAACATCATAAAGCGAAACCGATACATCATTACCCAACAGTCCGACTTTGCCGACTGTTTTCGGTATCTTTGCAACAGCTTCTTGAGCGAATGGTACCTTAAACACCTCAAAAAGAGCGGTTACACACACTTTAACAACAATTTTGTCCCCGAACTTAAAACACCAAGCCGATGAGTTGTCTTGAATGCACCGACTGCCCCGATATTGGAACCTTTGACATCTGCGCCGATAGCGTTGTGATTGGCTATACCACGCCAAGCGCAGCTGTTGCCGTTGTGATTACCGATGTGGCCCTTGACCGCCCCTTCCGTTTCACGATGGCCACGCCCGTGTCGGGAGCGATTACCATCCCCAACGCCACGATTGATGACCTCCAAGCGTATTTCGCCATTGGCCGAACCTACGAGGTGCGGGCTTATGCGAGTTACACCGGCGGTGCCTCGCCTAACCTGGATGGTGATGAGTTACCGCTGACCCTCGCTCCGACTTACCCAACCGCAGAATCTTGCTTTTCCTTTCAATTCAAATACATTATCCCATGAAAAACCTAATTCTCCCCCTCCTTCGCCACGCATTGACCTTCGCTGGCGGCCTACTCGCTGCGAAAGGCTATTTGGACGAATCGTCCGTTGCCGAAATCGTTGGTGCGACCATTTCTCTCGTGAGTGTCCTTTGGATGACCTTTGAGAAGAAGAAATGACATCTCTTGACACGCTGGCACGGGCTTTAGTCGTAAGCCTGATGACCGTATCGCTGTCCATTATGCTTGAGGAGGAACAGCTCCTCGGCAAGGTGGGCAAGTGGTTCAAGAAAACCATCCCCCCGCATAAGTTCCCCAACCTTCACAAGCCTATTTATGGGTGCGTTGGTTGTATGGCTTCGGTATGGGGAGGCATCTTCTACCTTGTAACCGCCCCGCTGATGGGTTTTGACCTCCTGCAAATGGGTGTCGTGATGCTCGTGGGCGTAAGCCTCAATTTCATCCTCATTAAACTCTCGTGATACACAAACTCGTTTACAAGCTTTTCAAGAAGGAGCTGACCCAAATGGTGTGGGACGATACCTACAAGCCCGACAAGATGCGTGGCTTGAAGTTTGCGTTGACCTGTAAGGGCCACCGGTATTTCATTTACCAGAACATCTTTGACATCCCCATTGACCGAATGGGACGGATCCAAGACCTCGTGATTCAGTTGCAGCGGATGGTTTCAAGGGAAGAGCTGGATGTCTTCCTGGAGAACATGGAGGGAGCCTTGAACAAGGCCGTGGATGGCACCGCCGTGAAGAACCTGGCGCAGATTGGCTTCCTTGTCGGGGAAATGCGCAGGAGGAAGGATATGCTCGTTCACCCCGAAGTGATGATGGAGTTGGCGGGAGCGGTGTTGATCCGTGAAGACCAAAACCCTGGCGAGTGGAACAACGAGTTTGAGCAAAAGAAGGTGGAGGCGTTTAGGGAAGCGTACAAGGGCAAGGAGTTGTACGATTTTTTCGTTTTAGCCGGGCTGAGTCAGTTCTTTCCCAATATAGAACATTTAGAAGAAGATTGGACAATCTTCTGGGAGATGGCCTCCTCCCGGCTGGAGCAGACGAGGGAACTCCTGAAATCCGAAATCTCGGCTCGGAACTCTACCTCAACGACTTAAATTGGCGTGAGTTCTTCGTTTTCTTAGCGAGGGGCGATATATTCCTCTACAAGGAGTATATGAAAACATCCGTTGAGGATGTCTTAACTTTGCTCAAGCATTTCCAAGAGGAAAGGCAACGCAAAGCTAAACAAGACACCAATGGCTGATAAAATATCGGTAACCTACGATGCGAATATAGACGATATGAAGCGAAAGCTTGACGAGCTTATCGCACTCAATAATAGGTTAAAAAAGAGTTCCGAGGATGTTTCTGGTGCTTATTCAAAGGCAGGTTCTTCCATAAGTTCTGCCAATGCGTCCGTGGCCCAATCCACCACGGTCATAAACAATTACAACAACTCCGTAAGCAACACGACCAACAATGTGACCCGAATGGGGTCGGCGATTAATAATACGAGCAAGGAGATTTCGGGATTTGATGCTAAGATTGTTGGAATTGGAAAAGCCATAAGTTCGGTTTTTGTTGTTGATAGAATTATAAAATTTGCCAAAGAGTTAATACAGCTTGAGCGTGAGTTTGAGATGATTCAAAACCGAATGAATTTCGTTTTTGACACGACTGACCGAGGCGAAGCGGGTTTTGAAAGATTGCGAAACCTATCCATTAGGCTTGGTCTTGATGTGAAGGAAACGGCCAATGCCTTCTCAACCTTTGGTATCGCTGCAAAAATGGCTGGCTTTTCGTCTGAAGACTCCGAGAAGATATTCACCAAGGTTGCCGTATCGCTGAGGGGTGCCGGTGCGAACAGCCTTCAAGCGAGCAGGTCTTTTTACGCTTTGCAACAGATGCTTTCTAAGGGCGTGGTTTCTGCGGAAGAATTAAGGAGGCAGTTGGGTGAATCGCTCCCAGGCGCATCCGATTTAATGGCCGAAGCGTATCAAAGGCTTCACCCCGAAGTGAACGTTACCAACGCTATGTTCAACAAGCTGTTGGAGAGCGGTAAGATTATGTCTGCTGAGATTTTGCCTGAGTTTTCAAAGGTGTTGGAAGAAACCTTCTCCCCTGCGGTTGAGGCCAAGATGAAAAGCCTTGATGCGGCTATAAATCGTTTAAATAACGCTTTTGAATCTTTGAAGTTGACCATCTTGGATGCGCAATTTGTTGCTAAGGGGACAAATTTCATTGCGGATTATGTTGACAATATTGCCGTTGTAATGAGGTCAAATATGCCGACATATCAAAAGTTTGGAGAGATATTATTACATCTTCTTCCAAATCTTCCATTTGCGGGATTTTTTGGCCTTGATAGAAGCCTTGCTCAAACGGCACAAGACCTTAGACTGTTGGAAGCCGAAACGCAAAGGATGGAAGACCTTACCAACAAGATAAGGGACAGGTATATTAAGAGTGTGGCAAATCGCTTTTTAGAATTAAACGATGGAAGTTTCACGAAAGCCATTCAAGCCCAAGGACGATTGTTGAGGCAGGAAATGGCAAAAACCACTAAAGACCTAACTGAACAAGAGATGCTCCAAAGAGAGACTCGCTTGGAAAATGCCCGTTTGGTATTGTCCGAATTGAACAAGATGCAAACCCAAGCGGAAAGCTCATTCAAAGACAATAAAGAGGCAGAAGAAAAAGCCGCCTTAGACGCAAGGAAAGCCGAAATCGCTGCCGCTAAGGAATTGCTTGCCGCCGAAGAAACGAGGCTCGTAGCCACGACCGAAGGAACCACGGCCTACTACAACCAACTCATAAAAGTTATTGAGGCACGCAAGAACCTGGCCAAGATTGAACAAAGGGACACGCCACAAGCGATGGGCTTGAGCCTTGCAAAGCTTGACAAAGACTTGGAGAAGGCCCGGAAGATGGTTGAGTCCTTTGACCCGAATGTTGCCGAGGTCATTGAGGAAGGAGTCTATGTTCCATCGGTTGATGCCCTTCAGAAGTTAGACAAGGAGATTAGAAAACAAAGGGAGGACGAGCTTGAGTTAGCCATCGTTACCGCTAAGAATCTCGTTGAAACTACGGAAAAGGGAACGCAAGCGAGAGCGAATGCTGAGCAATGGTTGGCCTTGCAGGTTGCCGAGCTTGAAAAGTTTAAGGTGAGAATATCCACCGATTCCGAGGAATTAAAGGCAGAAAAAATATCCCTCATTAATGAAAGCCTAAAAAACCAACTCAAAAACATAAACAAGGAAATCGTTGATGACTCCGTTGCGTCCAACGAGAAAATCGTTGAGCTGATTCAAAAGGCCAATGACCTTATTGAGAAAACGCAATTAGACACATACAGACGGAGAAGGGCCATTGTAAAGCAACAATTTGAGGCAATGGCTAACGACATCAAAGAGGCGATGTCTAAAACGGGAGACTTTGAAGCCTTGGCTAAATTAGCCAAAGCCCTTTCAGGCGTTGAGCAAGCAGGAAAAAGTGCTATATCAAGCCTTGACTTAAACCAAGTCGGAGAGGTGATAAACGAAATTGGCGGCCTGTACTCTTCGGTAGCAAACATTCAGTCAACGCTTTTGAACAACGAAGCGATTATGCTGAAAAGACAACTTGACGAAAAGTTGATTAGCGAGGAAGAATACAATATGAAATCACTTCAACTTGAAAAGAAAAGATTTGAGCAAGAGAAGCAAGTTGCCACATTGGAGGCCACTATTAATGCGGCCTCTGGTATCGTTAAAGCGGTTGCAACGGGCAAGTTTTGGCAGGCCGCTTTGATTACGGCAACGCTTGCCGCTCAAATTGCCGCCATTCAGTCCCAACAGTTTCCAGGGTTCAAAGATGGGGTGATTGACATTAACGGCCCTGGCACCGGCACATCCGACAGCATTCCTGCGAGACTCTCTCGTGGCGAGTCGGTAATGACGGCCGAAGAGACTAAGCGGTACAAGCCCGTCCTCCAAGCCATCCGGGACAACAACTTTGAGGAGTTTGTCTCCAAGCGATACATTGATGCAATGGGGAGTCAAAATGCTTCTTCAGCCGTAGGCAATTCTTTTGCTGAAAACTTGACCAACTCGTTTGACCTTCAGACCGCAGAGTTAGCGCATTTGTTAAAGCAGAACAGGAAGGTTGCGATAAAGAATGTTGACGAAATCGCAAGGGCTATGCGTAGAGAAAGCACTTCGGCCAAGGTAATAAACAGGAGGAGATTCAAATGAGCTATACGGTAATTCTTGATGGAGTAACCTTGCAGAACGAGCCTATGGGTTTGATGGATGCAAAGTTGGAGGTGTATAGGGACAATCAGAATCCTGGCATTTTCAATGCCTTCATTTCGGATGTGACTTTTTGGGGGGATGGCTATGACATCCTGCTCCCATATTTTCAGTCGGATGAAACCTGCAAGACCGTTAAAGTAAAAATCATT